CAGCGCAGCGGAAAATGATGTGACATTCTCCATGTACTCGTTCGCTGACATTCCGGCGGTCTTGTAGGCTTGTGAAGCATAGCCTTTTACTGTGTCGGCATTCTCTTTGAAGAGTGTTTCACTGCCGCCTAAAGATTGCTGAAGCTTTGCACCCTCGCCAATACTCTCTTTAATGATATTGCCGATGGCGGCTGCGACTCCAAGCTTGCCAAGCGTCCCAACGATTTTACCGCCAAATAATCTACCGGCTTTCTCACCGGCTCCGCCACCAACAGCGCCCAAATCCTTAGAAATCTTTTCCTGAGCGCCTTTCATATTAGGGATTATGGTTACGGTTGCCTGTCCAACTTCAGTCATTGCCATGCTTCTTCACCTCCTTCCGTCTGCTCTCTATCCATTCACGCATTTTATTTATTGGAAGCGGTGCGCTTCCGAAATGATGCTTATTATTCTCGTTCATGCCTGGTCTCTTGTATGGTTCCGGCTTCCGTCCTGGCTTCTTGGTGATCAGCACGCGAAGGTTTGTGTTTACCAGCGATAACTGATCATATATGTCAGCAAGGATGGTATTTGTCCGCGCCGGTGTTGCCCATTCCGTCCATTCAGGATTAAGTTCACCGGCAAGCGCAGAACCAAGCTTAATCTTTGATAAATATGACTTGAGAGCGCCCCATGAAAGAGCGCCCCCAATATCATTGACCTCATGCCCTGTCTCTATTAACAGATCATGCTCAACCGCCTCGCGGTGTTCATCAACGAATGACGCGAGGCCGATTATTCCCCCAGATCAACACCTGAGTCCTTCTGTGAAGCTTCACGCCATGCCTTATTAATAGCTTTGAAATCATTTAATGTAAGTTCATCAGCGATTACATCCGCAGGAATATATTTCTCAAAGAATGAGAAGCCGTCATCATCACCGTTCTGCAATGCCCTGATCTCTCTAATGGTCAGGCTTCCGGCGAGCGGAACGCTATACTTTTTACCTGCGATTATTACCTCAAGCGTATTAATAGTTTTTTTCGTTTCCAGTACAAGCTCTGCCATAAAGTTCCCTCCCTTTCATTGTCAGTTATGATGTTTTCTGTCCGTCATCCTTCATGATCGTCCACTTGTCAGCGGAGATGGTAGCGTTCCAAGTGATAGCATTGTTTGGCTGGAAAGCAACCTCGCCCAGCTCGGAAATGTAGCCTTCCTTTGTGCCGACCATGAGCATGTCATCACCGTCCTTCATCAGGAACAGAAACGCCTCTGCATCCGGTGTGTTGTCCTGCTCAAGATCAACGCTGATAAGTTTTCCATGCGAGTTATTAGCCGCTGTGATCACAACGTGATCTTCACCAAAGAGAGTCTTGAAGCTCGCTTCAGTCGTATCAATGACAGGAGCGCCAACCGTGCCGGACTCTTCAGCCGGAAGCAAGCGAGCGGTTTTGTTTGCCCAATTCTTCAGCTGTGAAAAAGTGCGGTTGGTGTTCAGGGTGATACCGTCAACGGAAATAGCGCCAACTTCCACCCAGCCAGTCCCCAGGTCCTCAGACGGATAAGTCGGGAGCGCCGTTCCTTTCGGCGCATGATAAAACATGCCAGTCGTACCGGTTTCTGCACTGTTACCAATGCCAAGATTTACATCATGTGTAGCCATTTTTATACCTCCACATATTCAAGATGTGCTGTCACTCGCAACCGTGCAGAGCACATCGCCAAGTCAGGACGCACAGGGTCCTCGCCCCATGAGCCGCTTGAATTTACTGTTACATGCCGGATCGCTGTGTTTTGAAGCCCTGCAATCCGTTTTAAAAGCCCGATTGCATTCCGCAGCAGTTCATCTGCTTCCGCTTCATTCTCTCCACGTGAGTCCAGAACAACCTCAAAGGCGTCTATCGTGTTTGTGTCAGTTCCCCCCACACGCTGAACCAGAATGCAAGGCAATTCATAATTTGCCGGAAGCGGTCGGCAATAAATTGTTAGGTAATCAGACAAAGCGGAGCGAATCGCATCCTCTATGTCGATATTCCGTAAAATTCTCATGGATGCACCGCCCTTGATAATGCTTTATCCTCAGCCTCCGCGATCTTGGATTCGCGGTCTGTCGTGGTTACTGAAGCAATCCAACGACCGCCACCAAATCCGCCCATATACGTGTTACAAGAGAAGCCATCGCCACCCCTTGTATTGTTACCGTTTGCCTCTGCCTGTATGCGCTGAGCCGCATCTGACACAAGGCCATGAACACCATCACCGCAAAGGATCGCCTTGAAACCATCGGAATTAAATTTAATCCTTACCTGTGAAGCCATTAGCCCGACCACCTCCTGAGCGTGAGCTGGATGTGTGACAGGTTAACAGCACCGATCCACCGCTTAGGCTCTCCGTCAATGGTGTAAATTTTCCCATCGTACTTGATCCGGTCCCCTGCCTGTACATCCGCAGTTGGTGGCAGGTAAGCGGTTAATCCGTCAAGGATGCCCTGAACGCGTCCATCCTGTGATAATTCGGTCGTGCCTGGCTGTACAGAGCAACCACCAATCACAAGTTCACTTGGATTATTCCAGTCGTACACTTCCGACCCTCTGACAACCTTAACAGACGGACGCAGGCGAATAACACTTTGCCGCATAAATGAAGGAAGCATCAAAACACCCCCTGCACACGATAAGGTGCGAGAACTTCCTTGTTATCATCCGGCAATGCCGTAGCCCTCGCGCCGTTTATCCAGTTTGAGTTATACGTTACAGAGATACCGCCTGCGGCTTCACTGGTTATGCCATTCGATGAGCTTTCTGCATGTGTTACCCTGTGGGAAACCAATTCCTTAATGCCGTCCATCATGTCAGTCGGAAGGCCTGCGGTGTATGTCACCTCAACAGGCGTATAGCGTCTAATCTCATAGATCGGCACATTGTATACATGCAGTATTCCGTTGGTATCACAATGGAAGTGCTCATATTCCGTATCGTTGATCGTTACGGATGCCACATTCGATACAAACGCAGCAGGAAGCTGAATAAGCAGATCGGGGCCGATACGGCTGATCCGCTTATCACCCATGACTGCTTCAAGCTTACACTCGGCTGACGGGTACAGATGCCATCCGCAATAATTCCGAATAGCGGAACATGCAGCCTTGATATTGTCCAGGATGCGCATATCACCGGCGAAACGATTGGCAGAATAGATGTTGTATTCATCCTCGCTCAACATGTCAGGCAATTTGTTAAGCTCTGTCAGGGTATAACCCCAATTAGTTAATATCATTTTGCCTTCACTGCCTTTCGTGACTTATTCGCCGGTTTAACAGCTTTGTCAGACGGATCAACCGCCTTTTTCTTTTCTACGACTTCAACAGCGCCTTCCGGCTGTTCGCCTTCTTCAAACTGGAATGTCAAACCGTTGACCATATAGATTTTCAGCATAGGTTTCACCGCCTTTCATTAATGGGAGAGCCGTAGCCCTCCCAGTGTCAGATCATCATCAGGTCGTAGCTTTGGTCAGCACCTTGAAGCCCGCAGGACGTCTGACGGCGAGCTCCAGACGCTCTTCCGCCCTGATCGTCATCAGGTTCTTTTCAAAGTCGTCCTTGTTGGAATTGGTAGATGCAACGCCCACACCGCCGTTCTGAACCACGGAGCCGCAGGTCTTGAATGCGCCGACGACGAACTTGTTCGCTGCGATTGCTGTGGTCACGCATACCGGAATGCCCCACAGGTTCGGGACGTTCTGAGCGCCGAAGGGGCCTCCGCCGAAGTATTCGTTGGTGGTGAGCTTGAGGGTTCTCAGCTTGAACCAGTCAGCGGGGTTCAGTGCGATCGCATCAGCCGGATAACCGGACGCGATCTGTACGTCCATAGCGGCCTTGAGGATCTCATCGCAAACATCAAGATAAGTGGCTGCAGCTGTAATGCTGCCTGTGCCGATGCCGGAGGTGCCGAGCAACTTCGTAACGAGGTAGTTCTGCTCTTTCAGGCCCAGGGCGTAAAGCAGTCTGCCGTTGACCGCGCTGGCCAGGAATGCATAGTCGTTGATGTATTCCTCAGACTCTCTGATGAACTCTGTAACCTTGGTCAGAGAAACAGTCTTCGGAGTAGGGTCTGCAAAGTGGACCTGTGCCTTCTGCTCGCCTTCTGCGGTGACAGCAGGCTCACCTTCCATCGCGCCCTCTACGAGATAGACGAGTGTAGAGCCGGAGATAGTCTCAGCGCCGAACAGGTCGCGGATCACAAGCGGGGTGCGGGCTGCCGTTACAACGTCCCTGTCGAACGTTGTCGCGAAATCTACAGCTCCGGCGGGGCTCATCTGTACATCGCTTGCCGCCTTCACGAATTCGGGCGCGATGATATTGAATCCTTCACGAGTCGCAATCCTTCCCTTCTGGCGCACGACGTTTGCAAAATGCTCGCCAAGGTTCTTGGCCCTCTGCGGCTTCTCCGGATCCTCCTCGCCGGGTGTTCCGATCGTTTTCAGAATATTCTCTGCGTCAGCTGCCGCCTTGAGCTTTTCCTGGAGCTCCTGCACCTTGTCAATGGCTGCCTGAAGATCAGCCGCGGACTTCTCGCCCTGCTCGACTGCCTTCTTTACGTTTGTAAGAGTGTCAATTGCTTCTTTAAGCTTTTCTTTGAGATTCATTTGAATCCTCCTTATTGCGTTATGATCAGCTCCATTCAGAAGTTGATAAGGTCGTTAGCTTCTTTCAGAAGAGCCTCCAGTTTCTTCTGCTCCTCGTCGTTGGCAGGGTCCTGCTCCTCCGACTTGGCACCCGAATCCTTCGGATCTTCATCTATATCTTCAACCTCGTCTTCCAATAACTGGTCAACGAGACTTCTGATCTGTTTCAAAATGTCCGCATCGGACTTTCTGTTGCGTCTTCCGGACTTAACATCCGTCATGACAGCGTTCTGGTTCGCCGGAATCGGAACGATGGATACTTCAAAAAGATCCAGCTTCCGCAGCTCATTCGCCTTAGTTCCGCCCTCAAGCTCAACCGGAGCTGCATCCAGAACGTCATAGGCAAAGCTGAACTGATAGACCACGCCGTTTTTGACGATCTCCCGCTTTTCCTGCGCAAGCGGAGAATCAAAAAAGCTCGCTGTCATTAGCGGGCCTTTTTCGGTGTCTTCGATGGCGTCAACCTTGCCGATTATT